TTTCCTCGCGAGACGCTCTCTTTCCTTTAGTAGCGTAGCCTGCATTTGCGAGTGCGCGGCCAATCGCACTTGTCTCGCAATTTTCAAGGGCAGAAGTAGCGTTAACTCCGCGACCCTGGACTGTTTCCTCAGCAAGGCCAGTTGTCCAAGGCCTAGAGTCTGCTTCAGTTCTATAGATACTAGCTTCAACGATAAAGCGAGTAGCAGTTGAATCCAACAACTTCGTATGAATCTGACCATCTGGGTGATCCTTCCAGTATTTAACAAGTCGCTCTTCGACTGTCTCGTAATCTTCTAAATTAAACATATAGTTCATTCTCCTCAGTATGTAATTGACCGGCTATTGCAAAATACGCTGCGCCATCGATGTAATTGTCTGGCTTAGGAGTTTCCATTGACCTTGCGATTTTGACCAATGCCAAACACATCGCCACTTGATAATCTGTAACTGGCATTTCGAGGTATGCGCTCCAGAGTGAGGCGGTACGCTGCATATTGTCCGATGGGTGACCGTAATCAAGTCCTCGGTCTTGGATAGTAGCTCTCGCTTCGTTAAGGTAATCACGGGCGTTCATCGATTAACCTGGTGCTGAGTCTGTGCCTTGATTAAACGGCGGGCATTTATCTTGCCTTGAATCTTGCCGTGTTCATGGCCTTTGGCATATCCGATAAGAAATCCTGGAAGTGAACCAATAAGCATTGAAAGAATAACTATGTGATCGTGGTTGGTAATCATCATGCACCAACCTTTGATGGTTCAAACTCTTGAAACCAAAGATAGAGATTGCTCTCTCTGTCAATTTCCCAAGTCCATAAACCGCCCTGAGCAGTTTCATTAAGTTCTTTAGATGTGTAAAAAGCAGACTTGCGTGTGAACTTATTGCCCTTAGCGTCTGTGTAGATGTTGTCCATTTTGACTCCCGTTCCACCAGTAGTTCTGGTTTCTTGGATCAGTCTATAACGGCAGTTCTACCTCGACTAGCATATTTTGATAACGATATGGTAACGATTCTTGCTCGTCTATCGCATCGTCTAGGCTGTAAGCCAAATCACTTTCTCGGCCTGCCATATACCTTCCCCTGAACTATAAAGGTGCCATTCTTCTCGATATTGATTAGATCGACTTGAACGCTAGAAGCTTGAACATACATAATGGCAAATGCCTGCTGCCAGTTAGCTGTTCCCTTGGTATATGAGGCCTGCCTAAAGTCCATTAGATTACCAACCTCGACTCCATGCAGAACACGCCCTAAACGGCCACCAGAGGCCTCTGAAAAGGCGCTACGGCCTGCTCTGTGAGTATGTCCTGAGATGACATTTTTTCCATGCCTACGGGCTGCCTCGAGAGCTGATAAGCCACCTAACTGCTTAATAGGCGTATGGTCTCCATGTACGGCAATCCAGCCTGGAGCGATATTCATAGGATTCTTATGGAAGGTTATTCCTAGTTCATCGAACTTCATGAACTTCTCGAATCTCAGCTCTGGTAAAGATAAGAAGCTGGGAATCTTCTTCATGATAATGTTATAAAGTCTATCTGTGTGGTTGCTTCGGATGCAGTCAGTAACACCCAATTCCCAGAGCAGCTCGACGCATCTGTCACGATCATCGCCAAGGCTCTGCTCATAGGCTTGAGGGGTTCCCTCACTCCATTTAGAGATGGTTTGGAAGTCAATTTCATCTCCGATAGTTACTGTCTGGTCTGGCTTAAACTTCTGTAGGAATCTTGCTATGTTCTGGGTTACATGGACATCCTCGAAAGGAACCTGTAAATCGCTCAGAATAACGATTCGCTTCATTTAGTCCTCGTCATCATCCTCGTATGGGATATTGTCTATCCGGTTGGGTAGGTCAGGGATAATCCAGTCAGGGAATGACTCACGATCTGATAGCAGCCAGAAGGCATGGGTCTCTGTAAATCCTGCACGGCGTAATGACTTGTAATACTCGTTCATAGCAATGCAGTAAGCATCGAGTTTGCTGTAAGTATCTAAGTCTATGACTGGTCTTTTCCTGGCCATAGGATAAGTGTTACTTACCTAACATCTCGATGATTGTATCGACACGCGTTTCTAATCGATTGACCTGATCCTTAATGCTTGAACCGCCGTTGGGCTTAAGTTCTGTCAGGTAATGCTTAATCATAAACTGAGTGTAGGTTGCCACGCCGCCAAGGACTGTGATTACTCCAACAGCCCAAGCTGCAAGGTCAACCGCGTTCATTTCTTAGGAGTTGCGTATCCGAACACGCCTGCTAGAACCGCCCAGAGAACTGAACGATAGTCGAGTGCAAAATTAGATGCTCCCCATGCAGCTAGGAACGCACCTGCTGTGAGGATTGCTGGGTTCTTCATGTTCATACAGTTCCGCCTATCATTGGGATATTAAAGAACGAGCCATCTGCATCGCCCTTCTTAGTGAAAGAGACATGGCAATGCTTAGTATGCGGATTGATTCCAGAATACTTGCGCCAACGCCACCCCATGCGAGAGGAAGCAATTTTGCCGTTGAAGATGATGTAACTAATTCTCTTGTCAGATTTTGCGCAGAGTCGAAGCTGATCTGCAAGGTCAGGCATGAGGTCTGGCTTTGCTTTACCAGATAAATCCCGGTCAATATCAATGGCTCTGACGATACCTTGTTCATTAGGATTGTGGTCAGAAGCACGCGTTGAATGACGGTAATCGCCAAGCCACCCATCGCTGGACTTATCCCTTGAACTGTAAGAATCATCGACTTGAAGCCTTAACTGCTGTCCGGCTTTGCATAACTTTGGAGTCATCCGAGTAGCAGTTTGGCCTCGTCAGAAGTGATACCAAGGCGATCTAATAGAGCAACCTTAGTCGCAACCGCAGATTCTTTTTCTGCTTCGATTTCTTTATCAACTACAGGAGCAAAGTCCTCGAGCTGCTTCTTAGTTGGCTTTGTTGAATCGTCAAGCCAAGTCAAGGTAGCATAATTATTATCATCGAGAGTCCAAGCCTTGCCTGGGTATTTACGAGTAAGAATTAAGGCGATGTCCATTTATGCACCAACTTCCATGATTATAAAGCTTTTAACATAAGCATTTACTGTTCCAGTATTTGTTTTAATTTGTGTTTTATATGTAATTGAACTGGTTGTGGCTGGTGAATCAACATACATCCAAGTAACACCTACTGGCGGGCCACCAACCTGATTTAGAGCAAGTTGATCTCCAATGGCAGAACCGCCACGATTAAAGGTGTAATTAGATTCAAGAGTTGCGGCGGCGCTAGCGTTCTGATATGAATTGTAAATTAAGATAAACCTGCTTGAAGCTGATGCTGGAGTAATTGTATGAGTCATTGAAGTAATATCTACATACGATCCAGATGATGTTGAAAATGTGCTAGCTGTATAAGCATTGTATACGGCAAGAATCTTTCCACCGCCGGCAGCTGCTGCCCATTTAAGGCCAGTTGCCGTTGTGGAATCAGCTGTAAGCACTTGTCCATTAGTTCCAACCGCTAGGCGTGCTGGTGTATCAGCTGCTGTTGCACTAATGAGATCACCCTTAGCGTCGACAATAGCGTTCTGAATAGCGTTAGAGTCATCTTGAGCGACCCATGAGAAATCGAGGTCTGTTCCAGATGCCTTGGCTAATACCTGGCCTGTAGTGCCGCCCTTAAGGTCGACCATGGCTGTGTCGATATCTTGGCCAAGTGCAGCAATAGCGGTAGCGCCATCCTTTACGAGGTCTGTCGACTGAGGGATATCCCACCCAAAGTTTGTGGTTGTTGTTGCCATTACGCTACTACTCCTATCGCATCTAGCCAGGTTAGGCTTGTGTTAAGTGTGTTCCATGTCTCCGCTGCATTTACCTGTTCCCATTTTACCGCAACTTGGGAGAAGTTTATTGGAGAAGCGTTGAAAGTCAGGCTCAGATTATTAAGCGAAGCCCTAAATGTCCATCCCTCGATGTAACCCTGAAATGAACCGCTCGCGATATTAGGGGGCAGATTCTGAACCCAGACGGGCTGGCCTAAGAATATGTTGAGAAGGGCATCTCTATCAGCGTCATCGATTTCTGGGTTTCCAAGCACGAAGGTAATACTTTCGAACTTAGGATAAGGATTAGCTCTTAACTCGATGTAACGATCTGCCAAGGCCTCGGCATCCGATGTGTGTTTAATGCGAGAAGTAAAGGATTCTCCATAAGTGCCATAAAGAGATTGGCTTGTTAAATCCTCAGCAACATAGGACTGGTTGCCATTGTTATCATAAATTATGTTGAAGTAGTTTCTAAGGTCTCCAGCGCGAGTAGTCGCAGCTAGCCCAAGGCCGTTAGCATGGTTGGCATCTAGCGTGGTGTAGCCATTAGCCGCTAGGTAATCCTGTCGATGAGTCTGGTCTGCATAGCCAATATTGCCGTTGGCATCTTCGTAAAGAACCCCAAAGGCTGAGTTAGCAATATCTGTGCAAATTGAGTAAAGGTCTGTCTTGCTAGCTGATCGTGCAATAAGTTCATAATCGCCTGGTTGGTCAATTTCTCCCAAGCCGATATTTACCGCATTAGCCCAAGTCTCTGTAGGGTTATAAGTAGCCCAAGTCTGAGCTGCCGGTACATCGTGCCAAGTTCCAAGAAGGAATCCTGAAAGAAGAGTAAAAATCTGGTCTCCATCGAAATCTTGAGATAGAACTGCATTATCGATTAACTTAGGCAGCTTAGATAATGCTCCAAGGGCTGTGATATTAGCCGTGGTGGTATATCCAAGATCACCGGCTCTATTAACCGCAATAGTAAAATCTGATATTAACCCGCCAAAGATTGGTACATAAGTTCCTACTGAGTTAGTTACTTCAACTGTCAAGCTAGTTCCTACTGTAAAGTCATAAGAACTGTTATTAAAGTTGATTAACTGCAACTGGCAATAGCCTGCAACTGGCTGCTGATTTATGTCAGTACGCCCAGAAGTTACTGTTAGGTTAGCAACGGTAACATCGGTTACTTCATAGCCATCTACCAGAATCTTATAACTAGGAGTCCAGGCGGTCATGCGTAGATTAAGTTCCCGCCTAGGGTTCCTCGAGCTGAGGAGTCATTAAGAATAGTTACGATCTGGCGGGCTGTTGATTCGCTGTCGATTGCGCCATTGACTGTGATATTAGTGCTGCCTGTGCTGGCATAAATGTATCGTGGAAGCGAAGGTGTCTGTAAAGGTGGGCTTGGAGTAACAGGAGTCGATGGAGATGTAGCCCCTGAAGGGAATGAAGCACCGGATATAAAGTTGCCTACTGCTGACCCTGCGCCCTTGATTGCATTTAGGATTCCTGTAATGGTGTCATAAATCTTTGTAATCTTAGAAACGAAACTAGCAAAGGTATCAATAACCCCTTCTAGGATTTTACCAAGAGCCTTGAAGGCCAAGCCTAATGTTTGACCAATAGCCGGTGCCATATAGGTAACTACAAAATCTGTAATATTCTTAAGAAGGTTAAAGAATGGGCGAAGCTCGTCATTGTTCTCAGCAAGAGCATTTCGCACAGAACTAAAGGCTGATCGTAGGCCATTGATAATTGGCTGTAGAACCTTCATAACTGGAGCGAGTTTATCGCCGAGGTTGCTGGTGAAATCCTGAATGGCTGGAATAACATTCTTAACTAGAATCTCGACCATCGGCGTAATCGCATCGAGGATATAAGCGCCTACTGTTTCTTTACCTTCATCAAAGGCTACTGTGAGGCGTGCTAACTTACCTTGGAATGTGTCTGCCTGCTTAGTAGCTTGGTTCTCGAAGGTGCCAGATAGTTTCGCTGTAATCTGGTCGAATGAGAGTGTGGCTAGTTCGGCCTTGGTTAGTCCTACACCTAAGCGGCTAAGGCCTGCCAGGTTGCCTTCCTGAGCCTTTGAGAGGCTTTCTGTAACGGCCTGGAGAGACTTACCGCTACCAGCCGCGATATCAAGAGCAAGAGTCTGTAACTGTTGAGCCTTGTCTAAATCTTTAGTGGCTCGGGTTAAACGATCTAGGGATGGGCGAAGCTCGTCATCTGCGACACCTGTAGCCAGGGAAGTCTTAAGGATGTAATCCTCTGTAGCGGCTATCTGAGCATCGGTTGCCTTAGTAACATTTTTAAGAGTATTCGCTAACTTGGCTTGGGCTGCTTCATCCTCGATGGCTGACTTAACGCCGTCAATGGCTAACTTGCCTGCATAGGCTACGGCTGCTGCACCCGCAGCTGCGAAGGCTGCTCCTGCTATCTTGCCAAACTTAGTAACCTTATCTCCGAAGGTAGCAACATCTTTATCGGCCTTGTCAAGGTTCTTAGTGAAGTTATCGACATCGGCAAGCAGCTTGAGCGTTAACGCTCTTGTACCTGTAGCCATTTATCCCCACTCCTTAAGTATCTTGCTGAATGATTCAGTCCATCTTGCCACGATCTGCGGTTGAATCTTGCGGAGCGTTGGATAGATAAACCAACCCTTAGAGCCTCGACCTTCACGGCCTGACCATACGGGGAACTGCCTAAACTTATTAGAA